TGCAGACCTAGATAAGTCAATTCGCATTATTAAAGACTATGATCTTTATGAATTATCACTAGTTGATAGCCCAGCAAATCAATTTGCAAGCATCATTTCTGTTGAAAAAGTAAATGGTCAGAATGTACTAACTGGAACATCTGCAGACACTGTTATTGAAAATGTTTTTTACGATTCTGAAAACGGTATCGTATTAGTATCTGACTCAGAAGCAGAAACAAGCCCAGTCAGTGGTAAGAACATGGAAAACATTGGTTTCGTAGAAAAGAATGATGACGAAAAAGCAAACATGATAAAGTTCTTAGTTGATAGTGCTAAAGGCATTAGTACAATTAAGATTACCAAGGAGGTAAATAAAATGACAGAAACAACAGAAGCAGTATTAGATGCTGTAGTTGAAAATGTTGAAATTACTCCAGAGGCACAGCCAGCAGAAGTAGAAACTCCTGCAGTCGTTGACGAAGTACCAGCAGATCTTGCTGTTGCAAAATCAGATGATGGTGGTGCAGTTCCTTCTGCTCTAGTAGTAGAAGAAGAGAGCGTTGTTGCAGAAGTTGAAGCCGAACTTGCTGTAGCAAAGTCAGATGAATCAGTTGCAGATGCAGTTGCTGAAATCAAGAACTCTCTTACTAATGCCTTTGGCGATCTCGCTACAACCATTAAGTCTCTTAATGAGCAGGTTGCAGCACTTAACAAGTCCGTTGAAACTGTGTCTACAGAAGTAACACAGGTCAAGGATCAGTTTAATGAGTTTGGAAAGAGAGTAGATGCCGTTGAGCAAGATACCGCTTTCCGCAAGTCTGGCGATCTAGGCGAGATCGTGCAGTTTGAGCCTGTAAAGGTTCAGAAATCCCTATGGGGCGGACGTTTCCTCAAAAATTCCGACCTATTTAATTAACAATATATTCACTAGGAGGTGAAATAATGTCAGAACAAGATAAAGATATAGCCAAGAACTATCCAGGTTCAGGTGGCTCAGGAGCAGAACTTAACTCCCAGGGATCACTCGTATCAGGTGGTGTTGGTAGTGCTACAGGTTTAGACTCAGCAGCAGCGTCTGTTGGATCACAACTCGGTAACACAGCAACAGCAAACTTCGGTGTAACAACTGGAGCAAATGCTGTTAACCCAACTGGGGCAGCAGGAGGTATTCTTGCACCAGAACAGGCTCGTCGCTTCATCGACTACGTGTGGGATGCAACAGTACTCGCCAAGGATGGTCGTAGAGTTACAATGAGAGCAAACACAATGGAAATCGAAAAGGTTAACGTTGGAGAGCGTGTCATTCGTGCAGCAGCGCAGGGTAGTCCAAACTACACAAACGCTGGTGCAACATTTACAAAGGTAGAACTTACTACAAAGAAGATTCGTCTTGATTGGGAAGTTTCTACAGAATCACTAGAAGACAATATTGAAGGTGGAGCACTTGAAGATCATCTAGTTCGCTTGATGACAAATGCATTCGCAAACGATATTGAAGACCTTGCCATTAATGGTGACGGTGCAACAGGTGATTTCCTTTCAATTATGCCAGGTTTCGTAAAGCAGACTACAGATTCTGTATACACAGGTGGACAGTATGTAAACGATGCTCATGAGTCAGTTGTTACTGTCTCAAACGATAACTGGACAACAACTGTCATGCAGAACATCGTTCTTGCAATGCCACGTAAGTATCGTGCAGTTAAGTCGAACCTAAAGTTCTACGCTGGCACAGATGCATTCCAGGGAATCGTTAGAAATAACGGTACCCTAGCAGATGCAATATCAGAGGCGTTCTCAGATCGCACTGGTAGCACACCTGCAAATCGTCAAGCATACCTTGATGGAAACGCACAGACAGTTGGTAATGCACGTACAACTCGTGTATTAGGAATTGATGTAATGGAAGTTCCTTACTACCCAGATGGTTTTGTCGACTTGACATTCCCATCAAACCGTGTATGGGGATTCCAGCGTGATATTACTGTAAACCGTGAATACAAGCCAAAGAAGGATACAATTGAATACACAGTATTCGTCCGCTTTGGTATTCAATGGGAAGAACTAGATGCAGTTGCTTATGCAGATGCAAACGCTACTTCTGAGTAATACTCATAAATAATTGATTTGGGGGGGCGGTGTAACAACTGCCCCCCTTCTTCACATTCTGGTATAATAACTTAGGAGGATATGATGATTACAATTGAGGAATTAGTTACAAAAACAGTTTTTGAGTTAAAGTCCTATGCCAAAAAGAATAATATCGACCTATATGGGGCAACAACAAAGATGCAGATATTGGAAACAATAGGCAGTTTTATTCCAGATCCTAAAAAAGAAGTTATTGAGCCAAGCAAAACAAATGAGAAGGTTGCAATACATTCAAGTAAAAGTATGCATTGGGTAAGGGTTGGCCAAATAACCCCAGGTTATAATATTGTAACCAAAGAGGAATCAGAAAAATGGCTAACACGTAAGCAGGTCCGCCTTGCGACACCTGAAGAGTTAGCGAATTATTACGGTAAATAATGCAAATACTTAGACTTCCACCATACCCACTGACCCTTTCTTATAACGTTCCAGATGCATCTACAGAGTATATTATTGTAATTGATGATCTATTGGAACAAACAGAACTTGAAATTATTCGTGTTTCTAATGCTCAAAAGGTTTTAACCTATACCCTTACTGACAATTTTCTTAAATATGACAAGTCTTATCCCGTTACAATTTACGAAAGCATTACGGTATCTGGAGTTCAAGATATTCGTGGAGACATTGTTCTAGAAGATAATCTAGACATTGTAAGACCATATGTGGATCCAGCAACACTTGGAACAACACCAACAGAAATTACAGAATATACAGAGTATGAGAATCTTGCAAGAGCAATAATTGATTCAGTTGTAGGTGGCTTTTATTATAAGAGGACTTACCTAGAAGTTGTTGGTCAAGGAACTGACTACATCCCTCTATGGGATAAAGTACATAAAATTTTAACGGTACATGAAAATGCAGAACTAGTATACGACTCATCAGAAGATCCAGCAGCATTAACTACCTATAACTATTTAATAACAAAAGACAAGACTGCAATTACAAAGGATCCCGTAGAAACAGTAGATGCTTTAAACCGTGCAGAAAGAAAGCCAGCAAGAATACCATTAGGATACTCAGACTCAATCTCTTTATTTGATACAGAAGACAGCGGAAACGTTCAAACTGTTAGTGGCGGAGTAGCGTTTTCTGAAGGAACAGATTATATTATTCTTCTAGAAACTGGATACAAAGTGGTACCATATGACATTCAAGATGCAACAAAGATGCTTATTAATGACATTAAATGTGGAAGACTTGATTACTATAAGAGATATGTAAAAGCATATAGCACAGAACAATTTAAGATTGAATACGACAAAAGATTACTTGATGGAACTGGCAATATTTTAGTAGATAAAATTTTAAACAAGTACGTCAATAACATTGTCAAACCTGGGATTTTATAATGGAATCATGCGAAGATACAGATTTCATGTATCCCATGAAAGCAGATATCTACTACCCAATAGTTGAACAAGGTGCCTACGGCAATGTCCAAAAAACCTGGGTTTTTAATAAAACAGTAGTCTGTAATTTTTCTAAAGATGGAACGGTAGACGAAGAAGTAAAGCCAAACGTAAACATAACATTAAAAAAAGTTTTAATGGGCAGAACAAAAAGGGACATTAGATTTTCACAAGAAGAAAATACAGAAGCAATAACAAACGTAGTTATAACAAACATTAGAACAAGAACAGATGTTCCACTATACATAGAGACATCTGGAGTCAGGGCTGGCAAGTCAACAATCTACGAAATAGAATCTCAGTCTGTAATCATAGGACCATTTGGAGAACCAGAATATTATGCTTTGGCCATACGCCGTTCAGAGAATCAAGCATCGGATATATAATGAGACTAGCAATCAATAACACTCAATTTAAAAAGGACATGAACAATATCATTGAGTACTCTTTTGGATACCTTGATGGTGTTCATGCTGGTAAAGTTCAATTTTTTAATAATCTTGGTTTAAATATTTCAGAAATGCTACAAAAATATATTGACTCAAATGCAAGGGTAAATCCAGTAGCACTCCATCACATTTATGAATGGTATCAAGTGGGAAGCCCAAATGCAAGATTATACGATATAAAGCATACAGTAAGCAACAATGGACTAACATTTATAACAAACTTTAAACAATCCTCATCAATCAAGGATGGATCAAATGTTCCGTTTTATGAAAAAGCAAGAATAATGGAAGAGGGAATACCAGTAACGATTACACCAAGAAATTCTGATGTGCTTGTATTTGAAAAAGATGGAGAAACAGTCTTTACTAAAAATAGCGTTAATGTAGATAATCCTGGCGGAGATGCCACACAGGGATCATTTGAAAAAGTAATTGACTCATTCTTTACAAAATACTTTACACAAGCATTTTTAAGATCAAGCGGTATATCACAATACTTAGAAAACCCTGTATTATATAAAAAGAATTTAACAAGAGGAAAAAAATCAGGAAGATCAAAAGGAAGAGACGTAGGATATAGATGGATAGCAAATGCGGGGTTACTAAATGGCTGATACAGACATACTAAATACTCCATTAATTTGGATTAATAAATATTTGCAGGCAAAAACGGAGAGCCTTACTGCTATTGATATGATTCCGTTTTTCCCAACAACCCCCACAGACTTTGATTCTATAACACAATCATTTCCACAGTCAGATGGAGTGATGTGCGTATATGATCGATTGTCAAGAATGAATAAAAATAAATTCCCACATATTAAAACAGAACAAGTATTATATTATTTTTATGCTACAGCAGAAAATTCAACAACAAATATGATAAAAATACAAGAGGCAGTTTTAAGGTTAATGGACAGATTTGATGAGACTGCAGAAGAGGTCAATAACTGGTGCTCTATCCGTAAGATTAACCTAGGAACAGCAGACAGTCCAAACCTCATAAACAACATGTTTTACTTCCACACATTCAAGGTCTATCAACTAGAAGAAGCAAGAGATATTATTGACTTTGGCACAGCAAGAACCTATGGTGCCAACAAGTTTATAATCGAGTTTGAATATCATCAGATGCCAGAGATAAATACCCATATCTGGACCCCAGAAGGACTACCAGCAGGCGGAAAAATAACCATATAATAAGATGTTATAATTATGTCTGAGGAAACAAAAACGCCAAATAACTTAATATCTATTTAAGAAAGAGGTGAATAAATGGCTTATAGTCGTGGAACATCAACCAATATTATCGTCGGTGCTGCAGCATTCTTTATGGCAGACACAACTTTAGTACCAACAGTAACTCCATCATTCGTATCATCAGATTCATACAGAGAAACTCTCGCTGCATCTGCAACATATGACAATGTGGGTTACACAACCAACGGACTTGAAATGCAGTTCCAACCAGACTTCGGTGAAGTCCAGGTAGACCAGATTCTTGACGTTGCGAAACTTTACAAGCAGGGAATGCAAGTTAGCGTTGCAACTGCTTTTGCTGAGGCAACTCTAGAGAACCTTCTCTTGGCCCTAGCGGGTAATAACGATGATTTGACTGGAACAAAGTCTTCATCTGCTGGACGTACATTAAAACTTTCTGCTGGAGACATCGGAGAATGTCCAGTTGAGCGTGGTATCGTTGCTGTAGGACCTGGCACAGGTGACTGTGAAGATTCTGCTGCAGTAGAGCGTGTATACATCGGATACCGTGCACTCTCAATTGAGAATGTTACAGTATCAGCAAAGCGTGATGAGGCTTCAATGTTTGAAGTATCATTCCGTCTGCTACCAGAAGATACATCAGGAACATACGGCAAGATCATTGACCGTACACACACAGTTGCATCATAATAATCTAGTTTAGATTACAACTAGCCCACTTCCTTAATTGGAGGTGGGTTTTTTGTTTGTGGTAGAATTGATAAGATGGCTACAAGAATATATAAGTCAGATATTATTACATTAATAGATGGCGAAAAGATAGAAATTTATCCCTTAAAGATTAAATATCTTAGGGAGTTTATGGAAGCATTCCATTTAATTAAACAATCAGAGAATGACCTTCAGTCAATATCCTATTTATCAGAGTGTGCAAGAATTGCTATGCAACAGTATAAACCAGAAATTGCAAAAACAATTGAAGACCTTGAAGATAATGTTGATCTACCTACAATATATAAAATAATTAATATTGGTGGGGGTATTAGCGTTAGTGGAGAAGCAGAAGAGCCAGTAAAAGAGCAGGCCTTAAATGATAAAAATAATAGTAGCGGGTGGGATGACCTAGACTTAGCAAAGTTAGAGTCGGAGATATTTTTGCTGGGTATATGGAAAGACTATCAAGAACTAGAGGCAAACATATCAATGCCCGAACTTGTAGCAACACTAGCATCAATTAGAGATTTAGATTATCAGGAAAAGAAATTTCTTGCAGCAATTCAAGGTGTGGATTTAGACGGGGAAACAAGTCAAGACAAAGGTCAAAAAGAGTGGGAAGACATGAAAGCAAGAGTCTTCAGCGGTGGTAAAGCAACAGATAGCAATGACGTTCTGGCATTACAAGGAGTCAATGCTCAAAAGGCAGGGTTTGGAATCGGCATGGGGCTTGACTATGGCGATGAAAGAGACCCAAGCCTAATGAAATAAATATTAAATAAATTAAAAATCAGCGTGTTCATGCTATAATTGAGGTAACTTACTGAGAGGAAGTTATGACTACAACAGTTCATGAAGAAAAAATAATTACCCTGATTGATGGAACAAAGATCAAGGTAAGACCTCTCAAGATCTCACTTTTACGTAAATTTATGAAGAAGTTTGAGGGCTTGGGGGCAGTCCAAAATGATAACGATAAGTCTATGACACTTTTAATTGAGTGTGTAGCAATCGCTATGGAGCAGTATAAGCCAGAGTTGGGGGAAAGCATTGAGAAACTTGAAGATGTAATTGATCTTCCTACAGTTTATTCAATTATTGAGGCAGCATCTGGAATTAATCTTTCAGATACCGCTTTACTTGCTTTAGCACAAGAAGAACTTTAACGGTTGAAGGTTAGCGGTTAATGGCAGGAGATACAAATAGCAATATTTTTATAAATATTGATACCTCACAAGCAATGACGCAACTGCGTCTTCTTGAAAAGGAACTCACTACCCTTAACCGCTCCCTCATCGTTGGAACAAAAACTGCAGCATCAGCACAGTCAAAGTACGCACAATCTCTTTTACATAATGTAAATGCCACTGGTCAGTGGACCGCTTCAATGACAAGAATGAGCACTGCCTCTGAGCAGTTTGCTAAAAATTTAGATAAACAAAAACTTTCACTTAAAGAATACTTTAGGTATGGCGCAGCATCTACTAAGACATTTGGAAAGATGTTTGGTAGCGAATTTGACACCATAGGAAAACTAGTTGATAAGCGTGTAAAAACACTACAGCAGCAATATGTCCAGTTAGGACGTGATGCACAAGGTGCCATGAACGCAATGAAGTTCAATCCAAAGGCACTAAACTATGGCAATGTAACAACACAGTTAATGGCAGCAACTCAGCGCCAACAGATATTTAATAAACTTGTTGATGATGGTTCTACTAAACTTCTTAACTTTGGTAAGAATACACAGTGGGCAGGTCGCCAACTTATGGTTGGTTTTACTGTTCCGCTTTTACTATTTGGATCACAGGCAATTAAAGTATTTAAGGAAATTGAAACACAAACAATTAGATTTAAAAAA